TGCTCCCCCGTGGTCCATGCTATCTTGTCATACCCGTTTTCAGCAGCCCACCGGAGCATCCGCTTCATCAGGACTTCATGCCAGTTGTTCAGGAAGGGGGCGGGGGGGACGCCTCGTCCTTCTCTTGCGAGTCTCGCCTTCTCATATAGTTCAGATATTTGATTGCTAAGAGCTTCTTTCTTTTTTGGGTCAGTTTCTTTGACAAACTGTTCTCTTAATGCTTCGCGTTCCCTGTCGAGTCTGTCAGCATCCTCTTTTCTGGTAAACCCCTTCTCCTTCGCCTCCTGCAACCAATCGCTCTGCACTTCACAGAGAAAGAGAACTCTGTTGCCCTGTGCATCCGTCCTGTCATTCATCCTGATGTGGGCGAGGACGTTGGGCTCGTCCCAGTGGGGGGAGCGGTATTCTCACGTTGGCTTGTCATCCCAGTGGGGGGAGCGATATTGCGGGGCATCCCGGTGTCTTCTGTTAGACTCATCGACAATACGCTTTCGCACCTTCGCAGGCAGGGCTCGAAAGCTATCCGCCCCCGGATTGGTCAGGCTGCCCTTGACCTCATAGCCCATCTCTCGCGCGATTTTTATTACATCGGTTGATAGCCCCGGCAACGTCACCAACAGCTCTTTGTAATCTTCGCCGCCAGGGAGTTGCCATTTGTGAAACTTGGCGCTATATTCATCATTTCGCAGGAATTCCCTTGCCGCTTCCCTTGTGAATCCTTCCCCCGCTTCATCTTCTAAGAAGGCATCGATATAGTCTTCACTTGGCTCCCCCCTCACATCCTCCACCAGTTCAATCCGGTTCCCTTCCAGGAAGTCCCTGAAGGCCTCTTTATCAATACGCCCGTCCTTCTGATTCTCGGAGATCCACTGCTCGACCCCCATCCATTTAATTTCTTCGGGCTTGACGTTCTGGCGTTCGAGCCACTTGACGAGGGACTGCGCTTTCGCGGGCATCTCATCCAGCTTCGTGTTGATGGTCTCGAGAAGCTGCGAGTACAGCGGCGGGGCGTAGGAGCGAAACTGCACTCCCGCCTGTGCCGGTCTCATGTTCATTGACTGAACACCCTTATATCCGCCCTCATACAGTTTGTCGAAAACGTCCTCCCACGTCTTGAACCCCTTGCCCTGCAAGGCCCTTCGTATCTGCCGCAACACCCTCTTGATTCTCCTGAAAGCCCGCCTGATAATGGTTTCCTTCGGAAGGGCTTTACGATCCATGGCATAGGTGGCAAAGGATTCCGCCTCTGTTTCCTCGTTCTTGAAGGTGCTCTCCATCGCGGCCATGTCACTGTCTGTCAGGAGCCACCTCCGGGCGATATGGTACATCTCGTGGTAGGCCGTTTTCTCGATCGTGGGGTTGTCGTGGTTGTAGGACAGTTCGACGAAGGCATTGAGGTCATTCACGGTGGCCGCGCCAAGGACTTGCGAAAGATCGACCTGTCCCCCGTGCTGTTTTATGGTCTCCCGGAGATTCTTTCCTTTGAGGTCGAGGATCGGCTTCAACTCGATGCTTGTGCGCTCAAGTAACTCTTCAGGGAGGGACTGATTGAATATATCGCGGACGGTCCTCGCAATCTTCCGGAGGTCCTTGACGCCTTTTTTGGTGAGGGTCGGAGCAGTTTCATCGGATGCCGAAAGGAAAGTCTTCTCTTCCTTCATGTCTTTCAGTTTTCGCTCGAAACCGACCTGCTCTGCACTGGAACCCGCTACATCTATAATATCAAAAAGATTAAGGTTCGTTGCGTTTGCGAAGCGAATTACATTGTCCTCGTTTATCGCTTGGGTGGGCTCATAAACGATCATGCTGGTAGCATTGCGCTTCTCTATATCTTTCAGAGTTGCCTTCTGGTCTTTGCCTCGTAATTTAGAATAATTAGCGGGTTTGTAGGTGGCGACGGGGGTATTTGAGCCGTCAAGAAATATGATTCCTCCCTCGGGCATGTGTTCTTTTGCGAATTGTTCTACGTCACTTTGTCTTCTTATGGTATACGAAGTATCTGAGAATGTTGTAAATTCCCGTGCAACCTTCGGAATAGTGCCTGTCCCTTGCTCTCCTTGAGGAATGGCTTGTACCGGGGACGTTGTTGAGCTGAAGTTCCCTTTATGACTAACCGCAATTATGTCGCGGGCAGTTATACCCGTTCCGTCAGTTACGTTCACCAGGGCTTCAAAGAACCGAAGGTCATGGCCACTTAGTTTGGCCATGCCTCCTGGATGCTGGTGCAGGACCCATATATCTTTAGCCCCTTTCGTGTTAAGGGCATGCCCGGCAATTTCAGCAGCGTTCCCTTGCGAGGCATCCCGCAACCCTTGGGTATGGGCAAGGATATTCAGTATCTTCCCGTTTGCGTCGGTAACAACGGCAAGCAAATGTTCGTTAGGGTATTTTGTAAGATTAAGCTGCCCGAGACGGGCTATGTCTTCGGCGGTCTTTGCGGTTGCTCTGCCTTTGTAGTATCCTTGGAGAACCGATCGGACTTCTGGCTGTCGCCCGTATGATACTCCACTTGGGGCTCTCCCCGGTCGGTCAATATTTTCTCTTCCGGCGGAACGTACTGGATACCCGAAGATGTCGAGCTGTTCTTTGATTGCATTCTCATGGTTATATTCTACACCCTTTTCAGAGATTTGCAAGCCTTTGTCGGTCTCTTTAACCTGGAGTACGGAAACAAAATCGTCAAACCCTTTATCGATAGCAATGCGCTCAGTGCCTTCGGGGAAAGGTCGTGCGATAAAACCATCAATCATTGGGAGAATAATCGCGCCGTTTGCCCGATATACAAGAAACTCACTCTTTCCTCCCTGCTCTGCAATCTTGTCTTCAACGTAAGACGAAAAGGCTCGTGCGGCCATTTCGTGTGGTTCGCTCCAATAATTCCCTGTGCGAGCCTGATCCATCTTCTTCGCTTCTATCGCATAGGATGTTGGTACTTTCTTCGTCTTTTCGGTCCCGGCCCGTGCATCATCAAACATCTGAAGACGGGCGCCGTACATCTGCATTGCAGAACGAACATGGTCGAACGGACCGGGGATTTTGCCGTTGCCGAAGCCGGTCCTGTTTCTAACGGCCTTATGAATGGCGCTCAATCCTTCCAGCGTGTCGTTCGTATGGTGTCCCGCCAGCAGTTTTGCATGTTGGGCGCGTGACATCCCCTGTGGCTTTTTTACCGGGCGTTCTTCGCCTTGGAAGTTGTCCCTGTATTCGGCTTTGAGGTCTCCGCCCTCCAAAAGAATGTTCGCCAGCCGGTCAAATTCAGAAAGCTGCTCTTCGGAAGCGGGACCAAGACCTTTTTTAACCTTTCGCCATGTGTATTCCTTCGTCAGATCCTTGGCAAGGTTTCCACGTATTGCATCAAGCTCTTTGCGTAACTCTTCTCTGGCCTTTCCAAGAAACTTATCGGCCTGCTTTGTGTCCTCGACATACTGCTCCGCCTTTTTATACATGGTATCCATGAGATTTTTGTAGGCGTCCCGAAGCTCTTGGCGGAGTTTGGATTTATAGCTTGCTCCGTGGCTCAGATAATCCTTTGAGGGCATTGAAGTTGGGTACACCAGATCGCCGCGCTCATTCTTTTCTTTCTCTGATTCTGCCTTGGCGTCCAGTCTTCCAAGATAATGATCGAGGGCATGAAACCATTCATGGGCCAGATGTCCGGCACCATGCATCTTCGTGAGATTGATTACACCATAATCCCGTTCGTAATGTGCCTTGTGGCCTTTCAATCCCTGCCCTCTCGCTCCAAATGCAATGGCAAGATCGCCGTTCAGCATCAGAGCCTTGGGAGGCACATTCAACACGTCGGCAAGGTCAAGAAGCCCATCATAGGCATGGTTCATCACCATCTGACGCTCTTCCTGATTGGTCCAGTTGCCGAACTCAATTCCCCTGGGAGCGAAGGTCTCCATGAACATTTCAGGGGTAGCGTCACCGGTCCTTCTCTCTACTCCCGTCCTCTCTGCAATGTCGGGAGTAGGCAGTATCTCTTCGCCAAACGTGGTTTTTGTGTTCAGGATGTCTTCAGCATGTTCAGCCATGTATTTCATTCCATCCTCGCGTGAGGGGAATGTCTGTTGAACAACCTGAAATAGTTTTCTCTTTCCAACCAGCTTGTTTATTGTAAATTCGCCCTTCTTACGTTCAAGGACGCGGTGGCTTTCAGATACCGCAAAAAGCGGAATGGCCTCTTCAGCGGCTTCTTGTGAGGGGAATATCTGTCTGCTCCCACCAAAGCGGGATTTTTTGTCAATGATGGTCCACTGTCCGGGTAAGCCAATCCTTTCTGCAGCAATATATTGCTTTCTCCAGACCGGGGTCTCAGTGTCCGTCTCGACTTTCTTGGTCACGGTATAGCCGCGTTCAGCCGTATCCTTCCGGGCGCCGCCTATCTTTTCGCCGAAGTCGGACAGCTTTTTTACTGACTGCTCAACTAACGCCTGCTTGGTCTTGTTGTCGGGGTCTTTTGCAAGAATCTGCTCTGCGTTGTCGAGTTCTTGTTCAAGGGTAAGACGGGTAAGGTCTGCCTTCGACTTGGATTCTATGAAACTTTCAACCGCCTCTTCTGGCGTATCAAACCCTATCCATCCCACCCCAGCTCTTTCTTTGCCAAAAGAATTGCCATCAGCATATACAATCCATCCACTTTTTGTTTTGTAAACCTTCACGTCTGCTGACGGGTTGTCGTATATCGTCACCTGTTTGGCGGGAAATTTGTGGCCAGTGGTATCAACGCCGTATTTTCTCTCGACGAATGTGTCTTTATCGCTGATGACGTATCCTTGACGTTCCTCGGTAGGCTCTCGGTGCTGCTCCCGTGCTGCGTTCAGCTCTTCGTGCGTACCGCTTTCCGGTATGTTTGGTGTTTCACCCCTGCGAACTACAAATGATTTCCTGTACTCATTGCCTTCACCATCACGGTATTCCACAACATGCCTATCGACTTTGTACCTCTTATCCTTCGCACCCCTGACGTCTTCATCGACCTTGACTGTTCCTACTTTATGAAGAAGATTTCTTTTTTCGGGAACGGCAGAACCAGCCTCCTCCCCCCCCATATTCCCCACTTCCTGCCCCAAGATATTCGTAAACATGGCCGTCTGGTGTTCGGGGGTGCGTTCTACGACATCCTTTTTCTGGAAGATAGGTTCGGCTTCGCCTTCAAGCGTGACCTGCTCGTATCCGGTCTTTTCGTACCCTGCGGGTGTCAGTTGTTTTTCGGGTTTCTTCGGGAGGGGGCCGGTCTTGGATTCGGCATAGATGTCTTCGAGGGTGGCGGTTTCGCGTTGCCGTGCGATCTCCTGGAAGAAGTCGGAGGCTTCGTCTGAAATGGGGCCTAGCTCTTCGTCTGAGAGCTCCTGATCTCTTGCAATCTCTTCAAGAGTCTCGGCTTCAGCTTCTCTTTCAACCTCTGCTTCAAGAGCTCTTTGAGCTTCTTCATCGAGGCTTGCGAGTTGTCTTGCGATCCACTCATTTTCTTCTCTCCTTATCTGGAGTTCTATTTTATCATCTTGTAGCTCAGGAGCAAACACTTTTCTGCCGTTTCCATCGGCAAGAACCTCAAAAAGGGTGTCGGGGGTCCACTCCGAACCATCCGGTGACTGCCATCCCTCTGAATTAAGAATGGCTGCGGCCCTGTCGAGCGGTATCTTACCGTTCTTTCTGGCAACGGCCTTGATATCGCCCATTTCATACGCACGATTTTTTGAGCGCTTCCCGTGTGCCCGGTCCCACGACGACCCGGATCTGTCGCTGTATTCCCCCAGCCTGATAAATCCAAGGCTCTGAAGGTAGGTAACAAGGTTCTGCTTTCGGCCTTTATTCCTTTGAGGCCTCTGAGCCTTTGTCTTCTCAGCCACAGGGGCTTGCGGTGCAGGCTTGGCTTCTAATTCTCTTTCAAAACGTTCAAGATATTCGGGGTATTTATCGGCCAGATCAGCCATCTTTTCGGTGTATATATTAAACCCTGCCTGATCAGGCTTATATTTATCCCCACGCTGAAAAGCGTCCTCGTATTGTTTTGCAAATTCTTCATAGGTAATATCTACACCTCCCCTCGATTCAACTTGCTTTGCAAGGTCGGGGTAGTCCTTCAGGACTTCGGGGGGTACGGGCTTTTCTGCTTTATGCGCTTCGTTCCAGACAGCCTCTTTGTCTGCTGAATAAAATGCTTCTGCCAATGCACGCTCATCGGCGGTCATGGTGTCCTGTTTCCTGACAAACATAGTGTGAAGGCGATTTACAAACCCCTCAACCGTCTTGTCCTTCTTGGCTTCTTCGAGAAGGGAGGACCTTGTTCTTTCTTCGTCAATATCTTCGGGTTCTATCGCGCCCGTGGCTATGCCTGGCGCCCCCTCAACCGCTCCTTCTTCTTCCGCTGTTTCCTGCGTTGCCTGCTCTGCTGTCTCAAGGGGTCCCTCCTGTCCGGGGGGAACGAGTCCCCCCCTGGTTTTTTTGTAAGTTATCGGAGCTGTTTTTCGCCCACCCTTCACCCATTCCCTGAACTCATCCATGGGCATTTCAGTGATGGCACCCAAGCCCTTCCAGCCCTCCTCATAATTCTCCAGGTATCCCTGGCGGGCCTCTTCCTCGCTGTCAAATCCCACCAGCGTTTTGTGTTCATCAAACTTCCCGGTTTCCGGGTCTATCTGATCCACGATAAAGGCCTTGTCGCTCTCAGGATTCGAGCCGATGATCACATCGATCTGGCCTCCATCCTTCCCTTCGGTCCTTTTGAAGTAGCCGTAGGGGTTCGGCATGATGACAGACCACGGCTTTCCGTTCTTATCGGTCCCGGATCTTTCAGACCCCATTGGATTCTCGATGGTGATATCCATGCCCTGTACGGTCACATGGCCCTTTTTATAGTTCCCTGCTTTCTGTTGGCCTTCGGTGGGATAGGGCCTGTCATTCAGTGGGGATGTCGCCGCTTCATTGGCTGCTGCATCGATTCTCTCCGCCTCGCTCTCAGGCTCCTGACGTTGCCCCAGGACGGGCCTTGGCGGCGTGGCGGTTTCCTCTTCTTGCCTCTTGGCTCCGAGGGCTGGATGAGTTTCGTAAAGGCGATTCAACAGATCCTCTGCGTTTTCTATCTTCCTTGCCGTCTCAAACGCATGCGCCGATTCTTCGGCTGATTTGAGTGGAACGTCCTCCGGGACAAACAGACCGCGGCGCCTCAACGATTCTGCGGCATCTTCATTTAGCACCGCATCCGGTCCGAAGAAGACCTCTGCGGCTTCCCGTGCGGTGTCGGGGGTTCGCTTCCGTGGCTTCGCTTCTTCCTGTTTCGCATACTCATCAATAGCCCGTTTGATCTTTTCCGTCAGATCTGGCTTCTGTTCATCGGATTCCTCCATGAGATCAATGCTGTCCGAGGGGTCTCGCATTCCCGCGTTGACGGTTCCCGCAATACCAAAGGTAAGAAGCGTCATGAAGGCTGTAGGCCCTATCACGTCAAGGGCTTCGGCAAGAGGATCAGCGTCCGGTCTGATTCCCGTTTCTTTTTCGACCGCCGCTTCTCCTGCCTGTTGGCCTATCTCCGTACCAACCTCAACACCGAGCGTTTTTAAGAAGTCCTTGACAAGATTAGCAGCTCCACGTTTGGTAACTCCCGCCTCATCCAACCGAAAGAGCTTGCCGAGATACTTGGTCCCGAAGTATTCTCCCGTGGCTTCAATGGCACCAGTCGCGAAAGGCGCCGCGCCATAAGCCTTTCGTCGCATCTCTTCAGCTTCCTGTGTACGACCTTCAGATTCGAGCTTAGCGGCCATCGACAAAGCGTTATCTCTTGTATCCTGAGCCTGGGATGCACCGAAAAGTGTGGCAACAGAACCGGACGCAACATTATTCGCTGTCTTGGCGGCTGTGTTTGCCGCGTTGAAAAACTCTTTTGCCTTTGCCATGTCACCGGCTTTTTGGGCAGCCTTACCGGCCTTGACAAGCGTTCCGACTTTTTTAAGAATCCTCACACCCGTGCCGATCACACCTGCGGGAAGCACAGACGGGCCGAGCATTTTTGCGCCCTCATATACCCATCGCTCAACTCCTTCCCGTTTCTTTTCGGGTCCGTACCATTGCTTTGCTTTCTTTTCGGACCACTCTTTCAGGTCACGGCCGATATCCTCAACGATATCTCCGGGGAGATACGATCCCACGAACTCCATGGCACCGCCAACCATGCCTGGAAGTTCGGTAGTCACGCTCTCGGCCAGGCCAACGCCAAGGCCCTTGAGTGTATTAAGGGCAACCCCCCCCGACTTTGGGGCAGGCGCCGGAGGCTGGAGCGCCCGGGAAGGAGGAGCGGGGGGGGTTGCTGTATCATCACTCACAAAACGCAATAATTCCTCGTCGGACATATCATGTGCCGGCTTTGTAAGCTGGCCCTGTCCGCTGGCGAAAGAGATCAAAGCCTCGTCAGACATGGATTTAATTTCGGATATAGTAGGCATGAGCTTCCCTTATCAGTATGATGCGTAGTCGATCTGTTCCTGTCTCCTGGGTGGTGTCAGTGGGGTTTCGCCTCGTACCGTCGGAGCAACCTTCTGCAGCCCATCCCTTATGCCTCTCATATTGGCAGCGCGTCTTGCTCCTCTCTGCTCTGCCCTTATGCGTTCGTCCTCTATGCTGTCTCTCACCATCTGAGCAACTTCCGGAGGGGAAAGAGCAGGGTTTTTGATGGCTATTCCTCTCGCCATGCGGTTGAACTCTTCCCTTGAAAGGCCCATAAGGGATTCATTGGACTGAGGATTGACAGATGACTCGTCGGAAGCCTTCGGACCTGACGGAGGCGGAGCAAGGGCCTTGTTCGGTTCAGGATTCCACCCCTGACCTCCAGATGTCTCTGCGGCGCCTGTTCCCGATCCCTTTACCCACTTCCCATCCTTCATCGTATATCCTCGCGCCTTGAGTTCCGCGACCGCATCCTCGGGCTTCATGCCTGCCGGGTCTTCAGTACCCTTTCCCCCATATCCTGCCGCAACCTTCTCGGAAATCTTATTATAGATATCCCATGCCCGTCTGGCGTGTGTGAGCTTCTTCTTTTCCTCTGGAGCCAGCTTTTCTCCGGCATCCGCCCTTTCGATCAGTTGCAGAGCGTTATCAAGGGCGTTATTAGCGGCTGGTGTCATTTCTCCATCTTCGTCGAATAGCTCCTCTCCTTTTCCGGCGAACGGCCGCAACACCATGTCCATATCCTTCTTGAATATGTTCCGTTCTTTATCGGTCAACTCGGCAAGAATCTTGGATGTCTTCAGGGCATCTTCCCCTCTACCCAGGCCCGCCTTCTTGACTCGTTCCTCGGCGTTTTCCGGGGTGGCAAGGCCGGCAAGTACCCGCCTGTCGCTCTTCGATACCTTCCCGCCCAGGATCGTCTCGGCCTCTCTCATTTTTTTCTGGCCTTCCGTTTCTTTCATAACATCGGTATATGCCCTCACTGGTCCCTTTTGCGGTATTCCCCCCGGGCCGATTTTCCACGTCTGAACGTAATCGTGGCCATCCTGACCCTTGAAAGGCGTCTCCTTTGCGTTCAGTTCCGCAACCTTCAGCTTTGCCAGTTTGATTCCCTGCGTGAAATTCTCCATATTGAAATTGGCTGCCGCGAACGTAAACACATCTTTCAGATCCTTAAAGGGCATGATCCCGCCTGATTTCGAAAGAATAGCCACGTCTTTATCCTTCAGGTTCGAATCTGAGTTCCACTTGTCTGACAGGGTTGCGTTATTGGCAGAATCGGACTTGAAGACAATCTTCAATTCATCACCATTTACCCAATTCTGGTTATAGACGTTGGTCAAGAGAGCCGCTCCCTGTCGTTGCATGCCCGTGTCGCCATTTATCTCTCCGGCCTCGAACAAGGCGTAAGCAGCCTTAAAACCCTTCTCGGCCTTATCATACAGCTCCTTCTTTTGCCGGTCGGACTCTTCCCATTTGAAACGGGTTCCTTCTCGTTCATTACGGGTTTCTTCTCGTTTGTCCTGGATGTCCCACCGCCTTTTATTCTCGGCCCGTTCCTCGTCCCTCTCTGTCGTTCTCGCTCCGAGTTGGACGCCCGTCGGAAAGGTTTCTTTTGCTGAATCCCAAAATCCCATGATGTCACCCCTTATCTATTTTGCCTGTTTGGTTCCCAGCCCACCAAAGTAGCCCCCGGTGTATGCTCCCAAACCAATGCCAGCAGCTTGCCCGAGGAAGTCCATAAACCCGCCGCCGCTTTCCTCTTTTGTCGATGACAGGACCCGGGTAGCAAGAGGACTATAAGTTGCCGCCGCGCCGCTGTATGAAGTTGAAGCCCTGGCGTATGGATCGGCATTTCCGACTGTCACCACCTGGCCAGTAGACTTTCCAAGCGCCGCTCCCAGGCGAGCAAAGTTTTCCTGCTCCGCCGTTTCTTTGGCCAGCGTTCTGGAACCAGCTATGGCCCGTGACGTATCGAGCGCCGCCGTGTTGACGGCATTGGAAAATGTGCTGCTTCCGGGATCGATGCCATAGCGGGAGATTTCTCTCCGGCGCATACCCTCCCCGAGCTTCGCCGCGGCCTTTACCTCATTGGACGCAGAATCCATCCGCTCACTGACATCAACTCCCTTTTCGGCCTCTTCGTAGAATTTCGGCAACAATGACCGGTTCGCCTCAGAGGACTCCTGATAGTATTGCAGTTCCTCTTTGGTGGCATCCGTCATATAAGGAAGCAGGTCACGGTTCGCCTTCGCTACTTCAATCTCATAATCCTGAAAGTAGTCCTTATACATATCCCATTGCTCTTCGGCCATAGACTGCTGGCGTTCAGCAATATCGGCCATTTTTGCCGATGCAACGGGATCGTAATTATTCGTCGTTGTTGTGGTGCTTCCGCCTTTTCCGCCCATAACGATTCCTTTCCACATACCAAATATGAGCTGGTACGCTTTTCTTGAGTTCTGCATTCCACAGCGCTGATGGCATAATCCCGAGCGAATCAAATCCCATGGCCTCACACCATCGGACTGCAGGGACATTGTTCACATCCGTCATGCCAAATAGCAGATCAAATAGAGGATTTCCGCTAACGTCGTCCAAATAGAGCAAATCAGTGACCACTTCCTTGCCGATATCTACCGCATCAGTACCGCGCAAATTCTCAAAAAAGCAGAAATGAAACTCCGCTCTTCTCATGTCAAAATTATTCAGCCAGCAACAACCGGCTACCGCACCATCATATTCTATGACGGAAAGACTATTCTTCCCGAACTTCATCATGTTCAGGAAGTCGTGAGGGGTGCGTACTGACCCATCATAGAAAACCCTCTCGACAAGACCTTCTTTCTGCATGCGCTCAAAGAGACCGCGGATGAAAGAATCTCTCAGTGTCGGGATCCCATCTAATGCCGTGTATGATAAAAGTTTGTAGTCCATCTTTTATTCACTCACTCGCCCCAAAAAGAAACGGAACCCACAGGGACTTTCTGTCTTTTTGCACAACTGCCACATTCGTCATTGCACCGTAAAGATCGTTCAACTGCTCCAGGGCACCCCGGAATGCTGTGACCTGATCCTCAGTTACGCTCCACAAAGTCGCTATGTCTGCATCAGATTTTCCGTACGAAAAGTCGTACCACTTGTCGTAGAGGTCTTTCCCGTGCTTGATGAATTCCCACTGATTATCGGCGATGTAAGCAAAGGATGCTACCCATTGAGTATGTGTCATTTTTCCCGATTCCATATTAACCTCCGATCTGTTTTAATTTTTGTTTGATTACATTCACTTTCGTTTTTAACTCTTCGAGTTTCTTTGTATCACCTTCTATCAAAGCGTCAATCTGCATTTCTCGAAGGTTCTTAAGTACTGCGGTTTTTTCGGTGATGTAACTTTGCTCAGCAGTCGGTTTGTTCAGATCCGCCATTACCTGCGCCGCTTCTTCGTCTGTGATCCACGTAACCTCAATATCTTCCTCTTTATACCCCTGTCTGAGGGCGTTTTGACGAAGAGTGTCGAGGCGCGCGACTTCAAGGGCATCGCACTCTGCAAGGTACTGATTATAATTTTCTTCAGTCCTCTCCTTCGGGTCATTGATCGACAAGGACCACTCCATCCACGACAGCCGTTCAACCTTCCCGTCCGACTGCATTTCAAGAAACTTCCCTTCTTTTGTTCTGCATATTCGATTCATGATCCTTCCCTCCTTATCTGAAATAACCTACCACTATTGTCAGGGTTCCAGTGGGTGACCCGGTCTTGGCAGGCTCCAGCGTTACCCCGTCCGCATCGAAAGATTTCAAAGCATACTGCTGGTAGTTGCTCGCATTGACCCAGGCCGAGATGACGCACGCCTGATCAATGTATCGAGTCGACCCGTAATCGGTCAAGTTTACGGAGACGCCGCCCCCCGTGAGGAACCCCCACGAAAAGCTTGTGCTCTGAATGCCGCCGAAAGCGATCAGCGCCGAAGGCTTGAACCCTGCCCCCGTGAGTGCCCAGTCGGATGTCAGTGAGACGTCTCTGGAGTATGTGACTGACTTCATCCCTGTTGCCCACTCCGGGGCAGTTCCGGCGGCGTTCATAAACATCTTATAGTTTGCGGTTCCCTTCGCAAGACGGGCAAGTGTATTTGCCGCAGAAGCGTACACCATATCACCCGCTGCGGTCAGAAGGGTTTGAAGAAGAGCATTATATAGAGTTCCCTTGCTCGGCGCCTTATCGGTTACCCCGTCCCACTCGCTGCTGTATTCATCATCAGAGATTACCGAATCGACCAATTCATCGAATGTCACCGCTTTGCTGAGTGGCGNNCGAGCGCATCCTTCATTTTCCTCAGATATTCGCGCTGTGACGGCGTAAATCCAGGAGGTATATCACCGAATCTTTGGGGGCTAAGCGGCGTTGCCATCTAAGATGATCTCCTCCATTGATGTTGCGATAATAATTTCATCGACAGGGGTGTCGCCCATAATCTCAAAATAACAGCGGCGATAGAGGTTGTCTCCGGGCAAACGAAACGGTTCATCGTTTTCTATGGCTTCTGTATGAATAAGATTTCCGTCACCATACAGCGTAAAGGTCACACCAAGGTATGTCTTTTGGGATGAATCATAATTGAGCGAAACGACATTTACTGCTGCCGCATTCACGGCACCGGTTACATCCTCCAAATCTTCAAATAGATCCGCATTGATCTCTTGGAATTCCGATGTGTCGCGTATCACCTTTGCGGCAGAGAAATTGATTGCTGCACCAAGAATATGATTTTTGGAACGGTACCGGTATTGCATGTATTCCTCTTCGTCTTCGGCCGAAAACTGATAGATGGCATTATCCCCGTTGACATCAGCGGCAGCGTAATACAATAGATTATCATACAGGGACACATGAGGAGTTGCGGCCTCGCCCGGATCGGTGAGACGAACCAAAGTCTTGTCTCGCAGGTTGATAACCAAACCGCCGGTTCCATGAAATGCGAAGTAGCAGCCGTTGAAGTATGCCGACCGAATGGCGGTTGAACTATAGTTAGTGGAATATTGCAGTCTCGTAAAGTAGTCATACGAAAGCAGTCCGGGACCATCGAGCGTCACCAAGACAAACCCCTGGTCTGACGGATAGATTACACCATATTCTGTCGATACAATTCCTGCTTTTGATACACAGGGATATCGCCCTGACAGCTTTTGCGTTGACATTGCATCTGCCTGGCCGGACAGAAAATAGATGAACTCATCGGTCAGCACAACAATCGTATTTCCGATATGACCCAAGCCGATAATTGTGCCGTCTACCGGATAAGAGTATGGCCACGCATGAGGCAAATATGGTTCCGAGACATACACCCTGTTTCCCACAAAACCGGCAAGAGATCCCCCGTCGAACGATATAAGACCAGCCAGGGCTGTGGGGGGAACTGACCAGTTTTCACAGGTAAATGCCTCTCCGAGGCCTGCATCGGCAACATTGTCGGTGAAGGTCTTTGTGGCGAAGTTGACACCATCGGTATCGAATTCACCGACATACAGGAAATCGGCCACTCCGGAGGAACTTGATGCCGTGCGGTATATCCTGATCGCTCCTATCGCTCTGCCTGACGGCGGAGCGGTAAATCCCGAGAGGGTAACATTCCCAGATCCATAATCCGTTATTGAGTCTATCGCTGAATTCGAGCCTTCCTCAGAATAGGATGTGCCGAGCTTCACAACATAGGTATAAATATATGCCCTGTAGGTAGAGCCCGGCGTATAACCGGCGTCGATTGTCAGGGCTGCGGCCGGGGCGGGGACCCCGAGTTTGTAATAATCGGTTGTGAAATCAAACGGGGTGCTCACGATAGACGTAGTGAGAACCCTGGGCTCAGTCATTCCGGTCACATACACCCTGTCATTTGCCTCCCCTGCGATGGGACTTCTTACAAAGTCTAATGCGCTGGTATGGGTGATCCATTCATCATCGCCTGTTTTCTTCCATAGGTACAAGGCCAAGATCGGGTCTTCTTCCGTCAAGTTTTCGATTCTTTGATTTGCGCGAAATGGGCGGAGATCGCCACGCGACAGATCGCAGTTTTCTGCAATCTGAGCCTCGTAGTCCTTCGATATGTGTGATGCGACCCTGGGCCGTTCACCCGAGAAAAAGTTTTGTTTCAGCCGCCCCATTAGAAGAACCTCATTGATTTTGGTCTCCTGCTTCCTTTTGTGTGGTCCTTCCTAATCATCGCCATTGCAACGCCGTAGTTGTACTGACCAAGATAATGCCTTGCAGATACGGGATCGCTCCAATCCTTTCTTGGCATGGCCATAAGGGTGCCCAGAGCACCGCTTTTGATCGCCTCGTGGTGCCTGTAATAAAATAGATCATCAATCGTCGTTATTGTCGGAATTGGAGCATATGCCTGCTTGATATAGAACCTTTGATCATCCTCTTCTTCGATGCCGTAGAACTTAATATGTGTGACATCGGGGTACGTAAAGAGTTTTGCGCCAGTTACCTCGATCTCAGAGATATCGTCCTGGACATTCTCGATCTCGATAAATGCGGTGTTCCATGTGGCGCCATCGATCTTGAATTCCGTAACTAAAAGAGGCCGGACATCCTCTAGGTATGATTCGATGTTGACGTTCACGGAATTGTTATCCGTGGTATCCACATCCGATGAATCAAAGTCATGCTCAAATGCCTTTTCCCAAACATGCGTCTCTTCGCAAAACTTAATGATCGTTTGGATGACAGCATTATTGACCATTTGCATGGGACATCCGATCACATGCGGTTGTACGCCTTTATTAAATTCCGTAATTTCTGTTGCCATTTATTCACCATTTCCTTTCACATCATCCGCACTCTGAGCCAGTCACAGAATCCCAAGACAACGGCGGTGAGCAGAAAAACGCCGATTAGTTTGAGTACGAAAATCATTTCCCCACCTTCTTTTTGAGCCAGTCGTAAATAGTATCATCCCATGTGTTCTTGGTTTTCTTGGCAAGAACGCCAATGACAACGATAGCAAGAGAGGACACAAGAAAATACTCACTCTTCAGTGTGTCTAGAAGATTGAAGATATAGGCATCTGATAAATAGATCATAGTATCCTCACAGGGTTCTTGAATATCTCCAGGTTCGGGAGCCAGTTCGGGCTTTTTGCTGTGTCAAGCTCCACGCCCCAACAGAGACAACAATATTCATTGCAGTACAAGTGCTTGCTATCCAGCTTCGGCGTTCGGTTGAAAAGGTACTTGATTATGGCCCAATAATCGTAGCCTATACCCAAATATTCAAATGCCCTGCGGCTTATCACAATCCTCGCAGAGTCCCATTCTTCCTTTAAGGGATACCACCATGCCTTCCCATCGTATTGTTGCAACCTGACGGACAGGAAGGCCGGTACAGTGCCTTTCTCGAGTGATTCCGTGGTGAATACCCTCAGGTCGCCGGTAGATTCTTCTATCATCCTGACGGCAAGCGATGAGTGGTTAACATTGATGTCGTGTACCGTCTCATAGAGGCGCCTGTCCTTTTGGGTTTTCGCTCTGATGAGCCTCCCCAACAGACTATTGGATTGCCACTGCAGCAAGTCGCCCGTCTTTATATGCTCTCTGATTGCAAGATATTGAGTGAGATCGTTCACACGAGCCCCCTGTAAAGATTGATAACCTCAATCTCAGCTTCAGGCAGATTGTTCATTTTCGACAGAAAGGTGCGAAACGATACCCCGCTGTTCATTACCGCCCGTTCTTCCACGAGCTTGCCGACTGAGCTTCCCAAGAGTACGCACATGGTGGTGTCCTCTTCCGTGTTGCCCGGATGAAACAGCACAGCCGTATGGCCCGGAACAATAATCTCGTAAGTGTCAGACCACCTGATACCGTGGAACCTCTTAACGGGATAGACTATCGGATTATCAGGTGTCCCGCCGGGTATGTGGGCCCGCTTCTCATCAAGAGAATCCGGCTCCAATGTAAAGCTGTGAACATGGCCCCACAGCACAAGCACCCCGATTGCGCCTTGTGAAGTCTCTTCTAAGCGTATGAGGGAAAGGCGGTTCATTGCTCTTTCCTCAGCGAATCGTTAAGTTTGTCGAGTCTCAAAAACACCCGGTCGAACTGTCTGTTCATCATAAGCAGCATCCCGTCGTATTGTTCTTTGTTCAACTGCTGAACAATGGCCGCCTGTTCTTTTGCTTCGGCCTTGGTTTGATAGACCGCCGGGATGTCTCGCCACGAACAGAACATCCAGAAGATCACCCCTATTATGAGCACGTTCCATAATGCCCTGATAGCCCAACTCGCATTTTCAAGAGATTCAATATTCTTTGGCACGGGAGGCTCCTTTCAGCGTACTCTATATACTTGCACCGTCGTTATCGTCAGCGACTTCCCCTCCGCCACCATCTCGGTCTCCCTGGTCTTCGCCTGAATGATGGTTCTTTGATCGCGTCTCTGTCCATGTCTCGGTCCTTTGGCTTCAACTATTCCGTCGATGGATTATTCGCCAGCTTCACGTTCGGGCTGTATTCCCGTTTTACGAGATCCTTGCGCTCAAGTCCCAAGACAAACAGGTTCCAGTATTCCGCAGCCCGTGCAGCATTGTAGGGTGAAATAGCGGCATCTTTGGCGTAACAACGAAATAGAATGTAATTGGTTATGATGTCACGGAAAACGTCAGATAGCGTTATTTCTACTTCATAGGTTTCTGCTTCATCAGTTTCAACATCTGTTGGAATAGCGGAACAAACAGCCTCAATATATCCCTGGCTTGAAGTCGGTTGCGGTGGTGTTACGTAAAATTGCAAGGGGGCTCGTTCGTCGAATATGTAGTTCTGTACAACCGCCGCCGCAGTCGCCAGATGCCAATCGGGATCAATTCCGTTCAGGATATCTTCGCCGACCGGTGTAATAGCTGATCCGGCAACCAACCCCGTGGTTCCCATGTTGCGGACCACCTTGATGAGCTGGATACACTCAGAGATCGTAGCTCCCGCGGGAGTCAGAAACGAGGCGGTTCCATCAGGAATCGTCTGTTTCGTTCCAGCTACCAGTCGATACACAGCATCCACGGTATAAGCGGATGGCTTCAAAAGGACAATCTGGCGCTGCGCCGCATTGAGATATCGCAACTTTTCTGCATCCCCCCATCTGCTCTTGTTGGCGTTCAGCAGAACTCCGTCACATTCTGTAAAGATGGCACTGACAAGAATGGTTCCCATTATTCAGCCTTCTTTCTCGTTCCTTTCTTCTTCTCGGGCGCAGGAGCGGGACCAGGACCGGAATCCCCTACAGTCTGGGTAATCGGAGCCGAAGACAATCCCTTCAGTGATTCAATCTCCCCTTTCGCATTGGCGAGTTGCTCCGTAAGGTCAAGAATGTCGGTTGTCAGCCTTTCCTTCTCTGCCGTAAAGGCCTCGGCGTTTGCTTTAAGGGCCTTGTTTTCCCCCTGAAGGTCAGCCATAACACCTGCCATGTCGGACAGGACATCATACAGGCCCTGTTCGACCATGAAGGATTTACCCTGTAGTTCAATTTCAACCTTTTTCGCTCCGGTTGATTCTGTTGGTTCGACTATAGCCTTTCCCTCCTTTGCATCGTAGGGCCGCATATCCTTCCGCTTTGCCAGTTTGTCGGTGTACGGATAGATGGTCCCGCCGCGCTGAATCAAATATCTCCCCTTCGGGTCTAACTTTTGTTCGTTCCCCATGTTTCATTACCTCCTATTTACAGGAATTAGTTGTGCCAGCCCGGGCTTTTGTTTCCCGGGCCGGCCGTTAGTTGGTCAGTTACCAGGTTACGCGCGGACAAATCCGGGGATATACAGGTAGAATTCCCCTGTGACCTCG